GGTGCGTTTTTGGATTATTTGGAGGGTATTGCAAAAGCCCCGTCAACTTACATCGGTATTGTACCCGGCATCTTTACAGGTGGTGCAGCCACAGCATTGACAAAAGCTGGTGCAACTGCTGGCGCACAAGTTGCAAAAGAGGGTGTGAAGCAAATCATCAAGCGTAAGCTAACATCTCCTGTATCAGAGTTAGCGAGAGCCGCTGCGGCAAACCCTGTTAAAACAACTGTGCTTACTGAAGCCACAGCCGGTGCTTTGCAAAACATAGCACAACAAAAGACAGAGATAGAGATTGGTGAGCGTGATACGTTTAGCAAAAAAGAACTTGCTCTTATGTCAACAATCAGTGGCGCACCTGCTGCATTGATACCCGGACTTTTAAAAAATCTTTCAGGTCGTCAAATAAACAAGGGTGCTGCTGACTTGTTGGATGATGCAGAGAAAGCTATTGCCGCAAAAAACGAGAAAGCAGTAGAAGCTGCTGAAGCCACATTTGAGGGCAATATCAAACTTGCCCGTGACATTGACTCACAGTTCCGTGGCCCGTTGGACCCAGAGGGTGTGGCACGTGGCAATAGAACAAAGGCAGAAATAGGTGAACAGTTAGGTGTAACCAACGAGTTTGTAATTAGTCTTGACCCTACTCGTGACAAACGTATTATTGCTGCTGGAATGGAAGTTTTAGAAGCAGGTAAAGTAACATATGACCCAGCAAAAGAAAGATTTAGTGACGCATTGGGCAGGGCAATCACGCAGGTAGACTTTGGTGAAGAGGGTCTGAAATCTTTTAAAGACACAATGAAGAAATATAACCTGTCGTCTGACGACATGCTGAATGTGCTGGTTGCTGACCTTAGTCGTGCAGATGCCAGTGAAGCTGGTGCATTGTTGGGTCGGAGAAGTGCAGCAAAGCGTAAACTTATTAGGCGTATCACTGACGCTGGTGCTGCTGACCTGTTTGGTTTGACAGAAGAAACGACATCTACACTGAAGAAACTAGACGACGCACTTGCATCAGGGGATACTCGACAGGTGCTACAGGCAACAGGTGAAGTCAAAGAAGGTATTACCATCCGTGGCATTGACCAGTTGCGTCTGTCGATGATGACTTCACAGACTGCAACAACATTCCGTAACCTTATCTCTGGCTACTCACGTGTTGGCTTTGACATTGCAACAAAGGTCTTGGACAGGTCAATGGCACAAGGTGCTTCTGTCGTTGGCAAGGGTAAGGGCAAGGTCAAACTCTTTGAGGCTACACCTAACGCAGATACATTCGCTGTCCTATCTGGCATGACAAATCACGTACGGTCTAAGGCACTAGCTAGTCTACTGCAACAAGGATTTCAGCGTAGACATCAACAGTTGTTCCGTCAGTTGACCGACATTGCTGACGCATCAGGTGAGTTAAAAGGCGCACGTACTTCTAAGATGCAACACCTTGCGCGTGAACTCAATGCTCTTAACACCTTGCAGGACAACATGTTCAAGCAAGCATCCTTCTTTGGCGAGTTGGCTCGTGAACTAAACGAAGCTGCCGCAAGGACTAAGGCAATCAACCCAGCACAAGACGTAAGCCAGTTTAACCTAGAAACAATCATGCGTTCTGGTAACTTCAACGAGATATTTGAGTCTACAATCAAAGCAGGTGACGAGGTTGTGTTTGACGGTAAGAAGGTGCTTGACAGAGCAATTGATAAGTCGCTGTACTTTACATTCCAACGCTCACCCAGTAACCCGACAGCAAAGGCATTTGTGAACGCTGCCCATTCCCTGCCATTCCTGACAACATCCTTTGTACCATTCCCTCGCTTCGTGGCTAATGCGTTACGCTTTACGTACGAGTATTCTCCTGCGTATCTTGTGTCTGGCATTCGCAAGTCTTTGGCAAAAGATGCAGACAACTACGAAGAACTTGCAAAGGGGTTGGTTGGTTCTGGTTTCTTAGCTGGTGCTGTTGCATTTCGTAACAGCGAATATGCCGGAGAAAAATGGTATGAGGGTAAGACAATGGATGGGAAGACATATGACTTACGTCCGTTCTTCCCTGCTGCACCTTATCTGTTCTTCGCGGATTTAATTACACGAGGATACGATAACCCCGAAAATCTAGTTGGGGATGGAAGTATTGTAACAGAGGCTATTCAAGCCCTGTCAGGTACACAGTTCCGTGCAGGTTTTGGTATCTACGCCCTTGACAAAGCATTCAAAGACATCACTGAAGAGCAGAGTCCAGAGAAAGCCGCAGAGATTGCAGCACAGTTTACTGGCAACATCATTAACACATTCACGATACCTTTCACGTCCCTGCAAGATACGTTCAACACATTCATTGCAGAAGATGAGGCGCGTATTGTCAGAGACACTGACATGCAAATTAAGGACACAAAAGATTTCCTGACGTTGGTTGCTCGTAGGTCACTGGCTCGTATCCCACTGAACTACAAAATTGAAGAGTATCTAGCAGAGACACTTGGTATTAAGCAATCAGAGTATTACGAGTCTGGAACACGGGCAGAGAAACTACGTCGCATTGCCCCGATTAGCCGACAGACTATGGGTATCTTATTGCAGGAACGCAAGAACTTTTTTGAGAAAGAGATATCTAGGCTGAAACTACCACGCAGTGTTATCAATGCACGTACTGGTGTGCCAGAAGCAGACATGATGCTGGATGCATCCTATGGTGAATACATTACTAACTATGTAGTCCCGCGCATGGAAACAGAGGGATACAAAAAGCTAGAGGACGCACAGAAAAAAGTATTCATTACAGAATTAATTTCTGACTACAAAACAGATATCAGAGAAGCTGTAGAGCAGAATGCAAAAGAAACAGCAGAGACAAGGTTTGGATTCAACCCGTTTGAACTGAAGGAATTTGAATCATATGCTAATAAAAGAGATACAGCAGCCTTTGCTCAAAGAGCGATAGAGATGTATGAAGAACGATATGGTAAAGATGCGCCAAAAGACTATGAGGTTATTTTAAAAATAGCCAAATTACTAAAAGAAAGACGAAAGTTTAGTAGGTCAATAGGCTCTGATGAGTTTTATGGGAACTAAGAAAAAGGGGGCCGCGAAGCCCCCTCTCTTTTACCTATTATCTCCACTACCGGATAGAGTGCCACGCTTCTTCCTGCCAGCCAACTTCTCTAAATTCTTTTCCATGATGTAGCCCAAGTCCATGTCAAGTTCTTCGGCAAGCACAGCGCAGTACCACAACACGTCACCAATCTCGTGTGCAACCTGTCTTTTCTTTTCTTCGTACTCGTAATGAAACGGTTCACCTGATGTATTTTGTGGCGTACCATCACGAATAAACTTCTTTACCTTATTAGCAATCTCACCTGCCTCTCCCGTAAGGCCCAGAGTAAGATACTCCATAGCTTTATTTTTTGGGAAGATGGCAGTCTCACATGCCGCGATTTGATATGCGGTACCTGTTATTCCATACATATACTTCTCCTTCATCCACTGTTTAGCTTCTAGTTCTAAGTCCATTTAGTTGCTCCAAGTTCTTAAAATACGCAGCTTCCCACCCTCGTTGCCATTCACGCCACGGTGTAGTGTCCTTCTTCATGGGATTTGCTACCTGCCTGTAGCGTTTACCAAAGCGAGGGCTTTCAAACTCTTGCACTCTACCAAAGGCGACATAGCCAGCGTTAAAGTTATCAGCTAGTTTCTTGTTCATTCTCTTCCTCCTGCGGCCAGTTTCGTAGGATTGCTAGACGGTCTTCGTGTAGGGCAATCTTATCCAGTTCACCCTGTACTGCTTCCAAGATATCAGAGTGTTCTCCAATACCTGCTGGATTAGTAAAGTATATATCAATGTTTGTTTTATGCAAGTGTATATTTGCAATAGCATGATTACTTAGTGCCTGTATCATTTGCTTCTTCATTCTCTTTCTCCTTTCTTTTCTTCATCCAATCTTCGTAACAAGGATGGTGAGGATGGGGATTAAACTGTACCCACCCATCACCACGTTTCCATGCTAAACTACTCTGCTTCTTTTGTCGAGTCTTTTTTGCCACTTAAATACTCCGGTTGATTTTGGAACTTAACAAATCTGCTGAGTAACTTTACTAGCATGTCAGCTATCTTATCCATTACGTGGCCTCCTAAACCTGTGCTTGAAGAATACGATTACGTTGATGGCTGTGTTGACAGTGATGGCTAATAGTAACCACCACTGCCACCAGTTAGGCATGTCCGAACCTTCAATCATGCCGCCTCAATGTCAACAACTTCACATACACCAGCACTACACGCCAACTCTCGTCCACCTGATGTGTGGTCCTCTTTCTCAAAATCTTGTAGCTTTACCCAATCAATTGATGTTGGCATGTGTGAAAGTGCTTCGTCATACTCTTCTTTGTTGATGTCTTGATAAACAGCTTGCTGATAAACGTAATCACTAAACGGCATAAAGCTGATACCAGACACCTCATCAAAGTGTTCGTACACCCAAGAGCCTACGTCCATCCACTCATGCTCTTTAACAGTGATAGTGACAGAGGGCTTATGCTCACACCAGTGTCGCTGATACGTCAGCCACAACTCAAGCTGTTCAATAGCTGTCATGTCATTACGGCATACGGCACCTGTTGGTGCTTTCATAGGAAAGCTGAAGACAGTTGTGCTGTCAGGTTTTGTAACATCAGGCTCTGCTGGTATTCCCTGCGAAATCATAAACTGCGTAACTGGGTCTTTGTTGTCGGCACGTACCGTACGAATGTAGTAAGGATTGTGACGAGCATGAATACCAGACGCGCTGTCCACAAGCTGTGACACTGTACCAGATGGTTTGACACAGGTGATGGCTACCGACTGTGGGATTCCTAATTGTTCAGCCATAGATGCGTTAGTTGCTACAGCCTGTTCTTTTAGTGCATTCAGCGTGGCACCAATGTTCATGCCAAGATGTGCTGACTTGCCAGATGTCATAGCATTGTCCATGATACCTGTCAGTGATACACCCAGCAACCGTTCTTCCTCTGTGTTTGTCCTCCATATCTTACGCAGATATTTGAAGTCAGTCAGGGTGGATTGGAACGTACCCAAGATAGTCGCCAAGCGCACCTTCTCTGTTAGCGTCTGCTGTGTATCAGATGCACGAACAACAACCTCAGACAGATTACAGAATTGATAAGGGCGAAGAATAATCTCACTACAAGGATTTGTACCGAAGTCTTGTTCAGTATCCCTGCGACCATTCTTTGCTGCTTGTTTCTGTGCAGACTGACGATTGAAGATACCACGCTCACCAGAGCCTGACTCGTACAGTGACAACCACTCACGCATGAACGTACCCATCTGTGGTTTTTCTTTGTAGGCTACGCTGTTGTTAGCCAATGCACGTTGACCCTCACGATAGATGTTCTTCTGTGGCTCATCCCACCACTGTCCTGATTTTGCGTGGGCCATCTGGTCATCATTAAGATTGGACAGGCTGATGAGGGCAGAGCGACGTACACCACCAACAACCACAACCTCACCAATTTTACACATGATGTCATGGCATTCGATAGGATACAGACGACGCCCTGCTGCACCTTTGAACTTCTTAATGCAGAAATTAAAAAGGTTCTCAAGTGGGGCTGGGCCACTAGCACGACCACCAAACGTCTTTAGACGCGCACCAGCAGGACGCACCTCGCTAGTATCCCACTTTGGGATTTGCCCTGCGTACAGGAGCGAGATTAATTCACGCAGGGATTTGGCCCAGCCCGGCCTAGAATCGCCAACCTTGATGACAGTATCTGTCTCATGCATATCTTCGTTGACGATGGGCAGCTTCTCTATGTTATGTCTTTCTACAGAGAAGCCTACACCAGTGCCACACATGAGGATATACATTGTCTCGTCAAATGCACGAGGGCTATCCACAGGTACGTAAGAGCAATTGTAACCACCGACGTGACAACGGTCAAGCGCGGGACCGGCAGTCATCAATGCTCTCATGCTTGGCATGATGTCTTGGTTAAGCACAGCCTCTTCAAGTTCTGCGCGTAATTCATCGGACATGGCGTAGCTGTATTTGTTGGTAAGGTGGTTCTCCATGTAGTCGAAGTACCTAGCCACAGTTTCACCCCATGTCTCTCTTCGTTGTTCGTCTTCAATCCACCTTGCGTAACGCGAGGTAGCAATAAATGTTTGATAGTCAGTAGGTAGATAATTGTTCATGTCTCACTCCATGTTTATTTTCATATGTCTAATTTCCATGCCAGGTAATTCGTGAAAGTAATCTTCTAAACTTTCCTGTATTTCTTCCGTTGGGTTTTCGTCTGCTGGCATAGTATATTCTTCGGGGTCTATATCCAACGAAAGGTAAATCTTAACTCTCATCGTAGCAACCTTCTACTTCCTCTATTAGCTTGGTTAGATACCACTGCGCCTTCTTCAAGTCCTCTGTACCATTCTTGTAGCGATAACGCCATACATACTTCATAATGTTACCCTGAAGATAGTATTCATAGCCGTCGCCTGTTGCAGCACTAATAGCTTCAATGCACTCAATTCCAGCTTTATTATAGTGAGGTGGGCTGTTTACCATATCGCTTTTCTTGCCTAACTCTTTAGTATAAAACTCGTCCATGAGTCTATCCTCATCTGCTTTTAGTTTCATAAAGGCTTCATGTCGCATTATGCTTCTCCCTTTGTCTTTGTTGAAAAAGAAAGATGAACCACGTTATCATCATCATCATCTCGTTTGATTATAACTTCTTGTTCCTCTTCGTTGTCTGTCAGCGTCATTAGTTCGCCTACATACTCTTCACAGTATTTGTATATCTGTTCACGTACATACTCATCCTGCTCCATCACTGGAAGAGATGATAACAACATTTTAACAAACAATTCCATACCACGATATACTTCTTCTGTCAACTCATTATTCTCAGAAGTTATAACTGATACTTCTGCATCCCCTGACCATTCACCTTTTGCTGTATAGGTAGGGCGTATTCTAATCAAAAAGTCTTCATCTTCTACTGCTCTTGCCACGATAAACTCCTTTCTTTTTCTCGCCCTTGAATGGTATAAACTTGGGATGTTTATTCTTTCCTTTTTCTTTCAACCAATCTTCAGGAATAATTCTATCATAATATTTAAAGTTGTATTTTATACACCATTCTGCATAAGATGATTTAGCACCTTTGCGTAGCTTACGCCTACTATTCTCAAACACAAAACGAATGTCCAGTTGTGGGTGTTGCTTGCTTATGGCAATGTGCTTCCTCCTATCAGCAGCCGTAAACATACCCTTTGTTTCAATGATGATGCCATTGTGCAGCACGAAGTCAGGTGTATAGGTTCTGTATGCTAAGTCTTCCCACTCAATCTTTACAGCTTCGTAAAGAAACTTTATCTTTAGCTGTGTTAGTTTTTCGGAGACTGATTGTTCCAGACCACTACGATACCCATTCTTTCGTGCTGCCCTATATGCTTTACCGTTAAACACTACAGTGCGCGACCACGCCAGAAGTCAAGGGGTTCACGATACCCAATAGCCCTCAACTCTTCCCGAAGAACTTTGTCTGCTTCATTACGTGCCTCAATAGCTGCACGAACCCCAGCAGTTTTTCGTTCACGATATTCCTTACGCAAGTTGTTAAGTTTCTGTTCAGTATCTTTGATTTCATCCAGTAAAGCGTCAAGTTCCAGTCGTTCATCCATCTATATACTCCTCTGCTAGTTCTACATAATTAACCATCTTTGGTTCTTTGGCTTGAGATTTTACAGCAGGTAGTTCCTGCAAGTCAGGCCAGCAAGAAAATCTGTAGTCGCAGAATGAACATTCTTTGCACAAGACTTTATTGCCTGTCTCTTTACCCCTAAATGTTTCAGCCTGTGCGTCATAGCAACGCTCAAACTTATTCTCTTCTAACTTCTCCACAAGATTCTCAATCTTCTGAATCTCTATGTCGATGTCTATATCTGCTGGCACGTATTTAAATTTACCATTGGCTTTGTTAATTACCCACCAGCCCCCAGGTTTTTTGTCAGTGGCTTTTGCATAGCCAGCAAGCTGCCCTACGTAACCAAAGGAATCATTGTCCTTCAACACCTCGTATGATTGGAACTTGTGCTTGTATGACCAGTCAGACGCAGACTTAACGTCGTCAACTGCCTCGTCAATAATTAAGTCATATGTGCCATCAATGTCTGCATTCTTCAAAGGTAATGTCACACGTTCAGAGTCTTGATACTCAACTCTTGCCTCTCTCAATATACCTTTAAAGACTGCCTCAATGATGTCACCAAGCATCATGTTCATAACGAATGTCGTGGGGCGAGGCATAGCTGTCTCTGGCTTGTTCTTTTCAAACCATAGCTGACAGTATGGCCTACCCACATTAGACATACGAAGGCGAAAGCCCTTTGGTTCAGTCCTGTTGAACTGACGTAGGACAGCTTCCCTAACATCCTCTGCAACTTGTGCAGCATTTTCACTTGAGAATGTCGCTTTATTATTTACGACACCCTCAAGATAACTGTGGATAGCGAGTTCAGCAGGATGATTAAGACTATTCATCGTCTACAGTTACCGTGATGAACTCTTCCACAACGCTTTCATCTTCTTCCGGCTCACCATGCGCAGCCTTATCCCATTCAGACAAGACCCACGTATTGAAGTTTTCGATATATGTCATAAACTCTTTGAATACACCTTGGTCCTCTGGTGTAACCTCAAGATTATTCTTCATATCAATATCAACCACAGGCACATAGAATGTAGAACCAGTCGGAAGTTCACGACCTTCTGTTTCAACAGTCATGTTATGTTGTGGGGGAAGACGATTCATCTGGCCCAGCTTATTAAAAGCCTGACCCACATTCTTGAAGCCTTCCTTGCTATCGACTTCCCAAATGCAAGGCACATCAGTAACCTCTTGTGCGTCACCTTCCTTGGTTACACCGGACATAGATGCAGTACCAAACACAACGCGAACCCTACGTATCTGACGAATAAGTTCCTTTGTGCCATCTGGCAACGCATCAAAGTCTTGAATGTACCCCCCAGGTTTTCCACAGTTGAACGTGCCACCAGTATCTTTCAGGTCAATGTCTAGGTTATTTGCCATGACAGTTTTCTGATAGTTGTTGGCATTGCTATCGTATCGCTGATACATAAAGCGTTGAACAAAGGGACGCAGTACAACCTTGTCAGCATAGATGACTTGATTGTCGGTGTTCTGCAAAGCCAACGCACCAGCAGATACAACTTCCATCTTCACGGTTTTACCATTTACGTCGGCATCCCCCATGATAGCCTTCTTGTTAATACGCAGCCGTGCCAGACTAGACTTCTTCTCGCCTGTGTCATAAGCCATGCCCATCATCTGCGCCATAGCTGCGTAATTGTTGGTATCAATAGTTGATAGTTCACTCATATTTGTTGACTCCTTTCTGTGAAAAATAAAGACGAGTTATATCACATTACGTCTTTCGTGTCAAGCCAATTCGGACCAATCTTTGCTTCTAATACAAGAGGCACATTGAAGTCGATGCCCCACCTACTAGCTATTAGTCCAGGTAATTCTTTATTGGTTGTGTCAATAGCCTGTAACACAAGCCTTTCTTCCATCGGATGCATATCAATCACAATACTATCATGCACACTGTTTACAATGCAAGACTTGGCGTAGTGTAATAGTGTGTCAATATGTAGCAAAGCAACAGGGACAATATCTGCTGTAGCCAATGACTGCACAGGATAGTTTTTTAGTTGCGTGAAGTGTGACACACGCCCACTCTCCAGTCTCTGTACATCAGGAAAAGAAAACTCCCTGCCGGAAGGCGTAACAACCTTCTTGTTTTCTAAAGCCTCTTTAGCCAGTCGGGAATGCCAATGTGCGATGCCTTTATATTTCTCCGTGAAGTGTGTGTAATACTCTGCTTCCGCTGGCGTTCTCCCAAAGCCCGTTGCTCCATAAAGAGGCGCGAACGTATGCGCCTTTGCTTCTTGGCGACTTGTCGGTTGACCAGCATCAGTAATAACTTGACTGGTATATGCATGTACATCAAATCCTGTAGATACTTCTTCAATTGCAACTCCATCTTGTGACAGGAAAGCAGCTACCCTAAACTCAAGCTGTGCGAAGTCTGCTTCCACAATTTTACCATTATCAAAACGTGATACAAACACTCGCTTGACAGGGAATGTACCACCACGAGGCATGTTCTGCATGTTAGGGTCAGCACCACTGAAGCGACCTGTGGCCGTGCGATGCTGCAACAAACGAACATGTAGCTTACCATCATACTTTGTGTGCGTCTTGATGCCATCAACAAAGGATGATAAATATGTATCCAATGCACTTAACCTACTGACATCATTGAGAAAATCCTTGGCTACCTGCATATTGTTCTGCGTAGCTATGCCCTTGAGTACACCCAAGTTACCCTTGCTTGTTGAGAAACCATTGGCACTAGCCCACTTAGAATTAGGTGCAGTAAACTTTAGACCGGCTACTTGCTTTGTTCGCTGATACAAAAAGCCTGACGCTGCACAGTCTACGCACTTGTTTGGTTTACTATATGGGTCGCCGTTCTTTTTCGTTTTACGAATATAGCCTGTGCCATTACATGGTTTGCACTTGATAGCGTGTGTCTTGTAGACAACCTCTGTCTCACTCCTTACGATATCCTTGAAGTCTTTGTCCTTCATGTAAGGATGAATGGCATTGGCCCATACAGTTTTGTTCTTTGGCTTACGACTGTAAACAACCCATGACAGTTGCTCTGGACTATTAAGATTAACTGGCGTATCCCCCATCAACTCACGCACCTGTGCTGTCAGGTTGTACGTCAGGATATCCTTCTCCTGTTGGAACTCAGACCTAACATCCTCAAGCGCATCCATGTCCACAGTCAGACCACGCTGATAGATACGCGCCAGACACACAGCCACCTGATTCGTCAGGTCAACTGTACCCATCAGCCCACTATCTTTTGGTGTGTTCAGACGATACATTAGCTTGTCAGCAAGTTGCTGCGTAGCCTCAAGGTCAGCCACAAGATACTCAGTTAATTCATTGTATGGTATATCACGAGTGCTAAAGCCCTGCTTGAAATATTCTTTCAAGGTATCCTGCTTCTTGGTATCCAACTCGTAACGCTCTGCACATGCCTCAAGTGACAGTGGTTCTTTCTGCCCACGCTGCATGACATACTCTGCCAGCATCGTATCAAACACAGGGCCATCATACTTGAAGCCAGACTCCCACAGCCACAACAAGTCGTGTGCTGCGTTATGCATGATAAGCACAGTGGCCTCGTCAAGAAGCATCTGTACACGTTCATAGTAATCATCCTGACTAGGATGGTCGGCGTGGTCAAATGGGAACGTCAAGCACTGCCCTTGGTCAGTCAGCATACCTACCATTACCAGCGTATTCTCTGGCTCAAATGGGTCGAGGTGCATCTTACCATCACGCTTTGTCACAGTGTTTTCTACATCAAGTGTTATCTTCATTATTGTCTCCTTTGATGTATTTTTCTACAAAGTGGTTCAAGTCATCCTTGTGTTTGTACCACACATTTTTATTTACAACCCTCCAGTTGTTGTCAAGTAGACAAACTACAAACTTTCTGTTGACTAAAACCATGCCAAAGTTTGGTTGTCCAAATGTCTCGACTTCAAGATTTAGTTCTAGTAGTTTTCTTAGCTTCTTGAGCCGGAGAACATTTCTGTCTGCGTAGTTACTGTAATTATCCTTATGCCAACAAGACCTCTGCAACTCTACAGATTTTTCTTTGTAGTATTCGATGTCTTCATCTAAATCGTCTAGTGTTTCTTTTGTGTACATCCTTGTCATACTTCATATCTCCCATAAACATTATCCAAATTACAATGTAGTCGCCCATGCCATCCTGTCAACTTGTTCTTCACAATATTCAGGTGACGCTGTGGGTCTTGCTTGTTCTGCCCTTCGATAAGTGGGTTGGCTGCAATCAGTATCATCAGGTCTGCCTCTGCTGCCTTGCCTGTCTTTGACCCTTCCATCATACTCTGGTTCAGAACTGTCTTACCCTCTGCTTCAGCAGACAACTGTGACATGTAGAATATAGCACAACCATACTGCTTGCCTATCTCTCTAGCATAAATGACGTTTGCTTTCAATGCCTCATCTTGTCTATTGTATCCATGCATCGTAGCAAACTTATCACCCATGTCTAGTACAAGTATGTCAGGCTGATAGCTTTTGACAACACTCTCTACCCACGCCATGTTCTTGCCTGTTGAATCCTTTACCTCAATGTTATTACGAACAGGAGCATACAGACTGTGCGCTTTCTCCTTATCCCTGGATATTTCTTCCATCGTCATATGTGTTGCAGCAGTGAGGTATCTCTCTGCCACACGCAATGCCTTCTCCTCGTTACACAGGATGATGCACTTGGCACCCTGATGTGCAAACCCACGAGGGCCAGCAATCATACTGGCATGGAAAGATGTCTTACCTGTGTTCGGCCTAGCACCAATCTCAATTAACTGACCAGCATTGACACCCCTAATCTCTTGTGCCAACGTCGGCAAGTTAAACTTCCATCGACTCTCCAAGGAATAACTATCCAGTATTGAATCAATGCTGATGTCTTCCCACTCAAGGTTAAGGTTGGGGGTAAAGTCATCGTTGTACTTGGCAAGCAACTCTCTCAAAGGCTCCATAGTGGCTTCATCACCATTGGAGTAGTTTACCCCCATGTTGACGATTACCTTGCCTATATGACGCTGGAACAGGCGAGAAACCACATCTGCTGCTACGTCGTTACCCATAGCCCTCTCACTACCCAGCTTGTGGAACAACTCCTGATAGGAATGCTCCTGTGCTGTAGTCAATGCCGGAGTGTGTGCCAAGAAATACATCGACACTTCCTCTGGTGTTACAGACCTTTTGTATTGCTCCATCATCTTGTCGATGCAGCGTATAATCTTTACGCCCTCATCAGTGAACAACTCGTCTGGACATTTGTTCACCCTATGTTCTTTGTAGAACTCCTCGTCCATCAAGGAGCGAATCATCGTCATTTCCATTGCATGTCTCCTAGTAGTTTCATATCTCTATCGTTCCGGTATTTCAAATCTTGCTGTAGGTTAAGTATCTTAACTGTGCTTACATAGTTCTCCAGAGCCTGTGCATGGGTTGCCGACTTAGCAATCGCATCAGGGTCAAGAGCAACTAAGACAGTGGAGAACTGTGCCAGATACTGTTTGTGAGTTTGTTGTAAACTCGTGCCAAGCAACGCCACCCCTACAAAACTTTTGACATTGCCAACAACAGCAGCACTAACACAGTCCTCCACCACGACAGCGACAGAACCAGTGCCACAGATATAGGGGAGACTGCTAGACCCATACCTTTTCCACTTTGGCTGTCGCCTTGTCAACGCCCTACCTGTGGCGTCAACAATCTTGTTATCGTGCCTCACCAGAAACACAGCGCGTTCTTCGCGCACATCATACATCAATCCCAACTCAATGGCATCCAACTCGTAGCTGTCTGCCCAGTCTCCTACAAGTTGATTGCAAGGGACGATGTATTCTGGTAGCACAAAATTCTCTTCCTTCTTTTCCTGGCGCATAAGTTCGATATCATCTATCGACCACATGACACCCTTCGCACCACTAGCTTTGCATGATGCCTTATAACAATTCCATACGATGCTGCCACCCATGTTGGTCACAGAGAAAGTATTGTAGCCCTTACAGTATGGACAATTAGTACGAATAGTTTCACCATACCTGACATCATAATCATTTAGTACATCATTTAATGTTACTATCATATTATGTATCCTTCCTTTGCCGCATCTAATGTTTAACTACCATGATTCCGACGCTTTGTCAAGGCATAATTTGCACTGTCGTATGTGTGCTTCATGTATGGCTTGACCGATTGTGGGTTAGCGTGTCCTGTAACCGACATGATTTGTCCTATACTTACACCTGCATCAACCATTTCAGTTGTGCCTGTTCTACGCAGGTCACGCAGCTGCAACTCACTGGACAAACCAGCATCGTCCATTACCTTCCTAGCATGTTTCGGTAGCTTATACATGCTATAGGGTTTGTACACGCCGTCGATAGGGTAGGGTCTAGGTGCCACATACTCTTGAAAGCCAAAGTCCTCCTGTTGCTGCTTCAACATGTCGCACAACTCTTCTGATATTGGTAGGAAAACTTCTGCCCTACGCTTTGACTGCTCAATATGCACAGTCATCTTATCAAAATGTATAGCATCCCATGTCAAGAGTCGCATGTCACCTAGACGCTGACACCACTCGTAGGCCATCTGTGCAATCAGTCCTATGTTCCTTGTATTAAAGTCGCTATATGCGACAGACAAAAACTGTTGAACATCTTCTGAAGTCCAGACAACCTTACGAGATTGTGTATTCCTTTTCTTCACCTTGTCAAAGGGATTTGTGCTGACGTACTCCATCCTCACACCATGATTAAAAATAATCCTGGCTACTGACATCAGATGGTTTGCGAATGACACACCTCTCTCACACCATGTGTCGTATGCCTTCTTCGCATACAATGGTGCAATCAAACTGAGAGATGTTCTGCCAAAATGCTGCACCAGTATCGTGATATGATAATCATACTGCACTTTAGTTTCTAGGCGCAACTCTCTGTATTCTAACGATTTTTTGTAATCGTCAGACAAGTCCCTAAATGTTTTCATAGCTAGAACCCAAACACTGCAATCATCAGGATGAGTCCAAAGAATGCGATGATGATATCCATTTCTACATATCCCACTCTTTGACTTCAACATCCTTATCGACAATAGCATGTTTGATACCCCACCATGCTTCATCTACTAGGCGCAGTTCATCATAGTCAAGGGTGCAAAACTCGCTGACCCTAGTACGAACCGGAACCCATGCCTTGAGCAAAGTCAGGATAGCATCCTGCTGCGTAGGCGTCATAGCCTTCCAACATTCGGTTGCTGCTTCACGCTTCAGTTCCCACTCATTCAATGTCTCACTCATATCTAGTCTCCTCTCAATCACAAGATGTCTGTCGGGTAATCACGGCCACCCAACACTGCCGTATTTCGTCGTACTTGACTGGACGAACCAGCCTTGTTCCGTATCCAAGAGGATGCCACCCCTTGAAATATAAGTCAACCTTTTTTTGCAGACCAGCTTCTGTTTCGTCTGTCATTTCTACTCGTATGTCTTTCATCTGATAATCCTTTCTATGATTCCAATGCCAGCATGGTATAGCATCCAGCCCAAGAACCCCCATATACATGCGAACAAAAGCATCTCAATGCCGTCATGCGTGAGGTAGTAATGCTTGGCCTTTCGCCATAGCTTACTCATGCTCACCTCCATTGCCTCTGCCAAGCCCACCGAAATACTGCGGCCTACGCTTGGCTGTTTCAAATACACCTGCCGTGATGAAAATGCCAGCAATCAACATGGCATGGGCTATGGCACTGATGCCAAAAGCAACGACGCTGCCCACCCACATGCTAAAGATTATGCACCACATCCATGCCAGCACCTGCATCACCATGTGCCGTGTGTTGTTGTCGGGTATGTGTGACAAGGGATTGTAACGCCAATCCATAATCATGTTCCAGGTATTACGCATCCTCTTTCTCCTTTCGTGGGGGCTGATATAACCCCCACTTGATAAGCATTTCTGTGTCAGCTTCATGGTTGGGATTGTCCCACTCAATGTCTATGATGTGCTTGTCATCCCAGTCATGGTCGAATAACATCTCCTCGTCCATGTCAGTCCATCCTCGTGACAAAGTAGCCATCGTCAGTCGGCAGCGCAGTGATTGCATATGGATAGAAGTACACAGTGCCATGCTTTGTCTGCATCTTGCCCACATACTCTAGGTCTTCGTCATCTTCGTGTGGACTCTGCCAACAACCATCCTCTGTGACTGTGCCTTCAAACTTGTACAACTGACCAAAGCCATAGCGTTCTGTCATGTATTGCACAAGGTCTTTGCCACCCAGGATATTGTACTCGACAACCCAGTGAGGCAACAGGCCAAGTGATTCGACAAGGTGTTCCTTTGGTGCATCATAGTGTGTAGTGTTCAATATCAGATTCATGTCTACTCTCCTTTCGGGCAGGGTTCCATGCTGAAGTAAACGTACTTGTTGTCCACAGCAATGTGTGGGACATCAGGTCGCACCTCTTGCTTACCTGTATATGTGAACGTGCAATCCTGTTCCAGCTTGGCGTTCATGTCTGTGATAAACTCTGCGTTGTCATGTGCAAACATAGCAATCGCAACAGTCGCTAACAATCCTAACATATCGTATCTCCTTTCTACTTGTATGCTTTCTTAGAAAACAGGTCAGCCAATGACACAAGGTACATCTCCGACTTGTTGTAGTCACCACCTTTTACCTGACGAGGCTGCATCTTGTCAAGCACTTTCTTCATGGTGGCTGTCGGGAAGATGATTGTGCAATACATATCATTGTCCCTGTCTGCTAGGTTCTGCACCCAGTACGCAGCCTCTGTCGCATTGATGCCGGATGGTTTATCAAAGCACTGGTATTCCACAGCGATGTTGCCCCACTTCGTCCACATCTCATTGCGTTCAGTCTTTATCTCAAACTTGTCGCGTGTCATGCCCATCATGTGCAGGAACGTATCTTCGCCCCACTCTCCGAAAGACATATCGAAATCAAACTTCTTCTGGTTCTGTTTATCAGGCCGCATAGGTGTTCTCCTTTCTATGAATAGTTTTCGCGCAGGTGGCGATTAGGATGTGACCATCCCTCGTAGTCGTCGTACATATCTGATGGATAGAACTTGCCCTCTGGAAAGCTGGCTGTTGTATCCCGTCCATCCACATATGAACCGTAGTATTCCATGCCATACTCGACATAGTATGCCTCAAAGAGATAACCCTTTTTGTGCATGGCGTCAAACACTTTATCTGGTGGCGACCATGCCGTGTCGAACTTGACGATTAAGGTATCATCATCATCATCGACTTCAACGTGTTCGCATTTGATATCCCACTTGGTTCCCCAATTCTCTACGCGCCAGTCATACCAGCCCGACGTTGGCTCACCTTCATCATCCTTTGGTTCCGGCACAATGTGTTCGCACAGGTTGCCCTCTTTGATAGCCTTGACCAGCGATGGGTTGTGGTTCTGGATATACATTACATTCTGACACCAGTTTGGCATAGCTTGTCTCCTTTCTCTAAAACTTAGGTTCATATAGTATGCCATCAGCAAACAACTGCGTCAGGCGTTTTGCCTCTGCCCTCGTGGCAGGATTGCCTTCTTCGTCTTCCCAATTCCAGGTGTCAATAAGTTGACGCAGCGAAACCAACTGTCGTTGTACATTGACAAGGCGTGGGTCATCTTCTGGGTCTAGTATCATGTGTCCATTCCTTTCAGTATGTGAGTGATAACATCTACAGTCCAGCCATTGCCCAGCATCTTGTATCGCTGTGTGTTGCTGACATGGGCTGTGTATCCTTCCGGCACAGTTTGCAACCGTTCACACTCAAGTGGTGTTAGCTTGCGCCATGTGGTATCGCTTGTCAGTGTCTTGGGTTCACGATGTCCACCGCCCATTGTAGTAAGACATGGTGCCTTGCCGTCAGGATGATAGACCCTGCGAACATTGTCATTGCCACGAATGTCAGCATCACCAACATGGCATAGGCCATCCTTACTAAATACTAGCTGTCGTCTGTGCTTCTCAAAGTATGACTTGAGATTGCCACCCTTGAAATAATTAGCGTCAATACAATGTGCCTTGTCTCTGTCTACATGACCATCCTCCAACACATCCTTGAGCATGATGCCCTTGTCATCAGGTAACTTGTCCATTGGAATGTTTGTCCAGTAGTATCGTTGCCTGTTCTGTGCTGACACTAGCCGACTGTTGATGAATATAGGTTCGACACCTAGTGCCTCAGTGATTACATCCATCGACTGCTGTTTCATCTTGACATTTTCCAAGAGAAAATACTTGGGCCGCAACTCCTTCAACAGCCTCACAAACTCCCAAAACAACTTGGAACGTGGGTCATCAAAGTTTAGTCGCTTGCCAGCAAAGCTAAAGCCTTGGCATGGACTGCCACCAATCAGTAGGTCAATCTGTGGCAAGTCATCTGCCTTCACGTCACGCACATCACCTAGATGTACCATGTCAGGGTAGTTAGCCTTCGCCACCTTGATAGCGTACTTGTCTATCTCGCTGGCAAAATATTTCCCCACTTGGAATCCTGATTTCTCTAGCGCAATCTGCCCACAAGACATGCCGTCAAACAGTGATAGTACATTCATCTGTATCATCCTTTCCATACAGTTCGTCTGCTTGTTCCGGTGACAAGTCAAACCTGCCACACGGTGATTTAGTTCTGTCGGTAATCCACATACCGTCAAACTCAAAACCCTCATTCATTACTCGCTCTCCACTCCATTAGCCTCAAGGATGGCACAAGCCACATCACAGTGGTGGTTGAATATATCTTGCCCCTCATCACTGAACATCTCTGTGACTGTGCCGTCGTCATTCTCTACCTCAATCAGATACTCACTCATACCTGATGGGCCATTAGCCATAATCTGTTCAGAAATCTCAGAGTACAACTGTACCCATTGGTCGTTTGATAATTTTACAATCATGCTACATCCTTTCCAAACCAACGCTTGGCTGTCATGTCATTGATGACATACTCACCACCGGAACGCATATCTTTCACAATCCACGGGTTCTTTCTGGCGCGTGACTTGTACCCAATCAGCGTGTACTTGCCGTCACCAATCTTGTTGGCATCGAGGTCAGACAGACGCGCCATAGTTTCAAGGTCGCGCTGTTCCCTAGACTTTGCCCCTTGCTCTCGCACAAGCAACTTGAACGTGACTTCCACATCGTTATAGCTGGCGTTGCCAACTTCCAGTTCATACCCATCAATCCCATGCTCCGCAAAGATTGCGTTGAGTTTGTTGCGTAGTGCCTTAGCTGTTGTCCTATCCATTGTAAGATACCTCCTGCATCTGTTGCTTTGCTTTACGATTTGCCCTCCGGCTGCGCCGCCAATCTTGCAACGCCTTAACCTTTTTCTTTACCGGAATTTTCTGGAACGTCAACTCGTTTGCCTTCTTGTCTTTCTGCTTTGCCATAGCTACCCTTACCTTTCTTTGGTGGTACGACACTCGCCCTGCGTCGTGACAGAGCGAGTGCCTTGGCTACCGGATTGATTGGCGTAATCTTACGCACGAGCTACAAACTGACCGTTGCCCGCATCACGCGACACCGACAGATAGCCCTTGTTAGAAGAGAACGTACCCTTCTGCTTGTAACGTCCGGTTGTGCGACGAAACTGGAGATTCTCCACGCCCACAGGATTACGAATGATTGCCTTCACATTTACAGTCTTTTTGAACATAGCATAGTCTCCTTTCGTTGTGTTGCTACTTACTCAGGCAGTTGGAACCCAAGTATCTCTACGTTATACCCCAAGTTGCGCTTGATGTCAACCAACTGTTGCACATGGAATGTCTTCCTGCCCGAAAGATTACACAGAAACTGTGCCTTCGGACACATGGGATAAAATCTAATCTCACCATAATGGTCACGCTTCTCAAACTTTAGCGTGTGTGTTGTGGTAGTCATAGCGTCATCTCCTTATGCGTCGATTACAAATCCAGTGTCATCGTGCTTGGCGTCACCCTTTGCCTTCAGCCCGACAATCACACCTTGCGGGTCAAGGAATCGTAGGTCATCCTTGTCACCATCTACCACCCGCAACCCCTTGAACGTGGCGGGTATCTTGTCGCGGAACACTACTGCTGCGTTGATACCTGTATCCCGTACCGCAGTCAATACCTGTTCTGCGTAGTCAGCATCTGCCTCGCTATATGATAGCGTCAGATGGTAATTGCTAGGCATAGGCTTGTAAGCCCTAGCCACAATTTTTGTGTAGTCGTAAAACTGTACGTCAGGGAATTGTTCCATGATGCCAGCTTTCTCCCACAGAATATCGCTTGTGCCGTTCAGCCTCACACATGGTTGCACACCATTCTTGCGTTGCCGACGACGGAAAATAGTTATGTCGTTTATAAGCGCATCCATGAACCCGATGCGGTCAGTATGATACCACACGGTTTTGCGTTCACGCCCACGCTGAACACTGGACATTTTACCTCGCCCAGCAGATACAAGACAGCCCTTGTGACATTGTGCTTTCTCAGCCAATGCACACACATTGAATGTCTTGCCCTCAATAATAGTCTTGAAAGGCTTTAGGTACATAATACCTGTCACATACTCTGACCCATCACCCTTCACAGTCT